AAATCTTTTCAGGACTTAAAGGGGATATTGAATCAGCAGTGAATAAGTGGTTTATATCTCAGGGGGGGGGTGAGATAGCAGTTCAGGACATAAAAGCAAGTTACATGGAAACGATGGTATACGTAGTTATAATTTTATATACGACAGACGTAACTAGATTGACTAGAAACACTGAAAGTAAACAGATACACAGACAAGAATACAAGACACGATGATAATGAGAATGGAGAGGAGGGTATCGGATGAGTATAGATTCTTATTATTCATACGCAGCACTTTCCTTTCAGGATTACACTACCAGATTAATAGGTCAGGTGTAAACAGCCGCATAGCGGCTAGTGACACAAACGACCTAATTTTGTATGCCACATGGGGGGTTCCTTCTGACATTGTAATTAACTCTAATTTTATGTACACGAAAATGTAATACAAAGGGTTAAAAAACAGGAGGTAAGCAAAAACAATTACAAAAGAGTTGACAAAGATGAACACATAACATAACCGTAGAAATAGGATGTGCTAAATAGGAGGTAGGCAGCATGTCAGCCGAGCTTGAAATAGTAAAATCTTATGGAAAACAGAGGGCAGTCAACTTCAGAGTATCTGACAGGATGTACAAGCAACTAGAACTTATCGCAGAGAAAGAAGAAATATCCATATCAGCAGTTATTAGGCAGATAGTAAGCTTTGGTTTAAAGCGGATTAGCGATAACAAGAAAAGGAAAAAGAAGAACCCATAGTCCCATACAAAACTGAACGGTCAGAAATATGACAGAATGAGTGCAGCGAGCTTTTAATGAAAAATTATGAATGCCTTGCCGGAAACGAGGGTATGACAGCAGAGCAATGGTTAACTAAAGAATGAGGAATGAAAACAATAAAACACGGTGAGGTTATAGATCATAGTAGATGGTGTGATTTGCACGAGAGGTTCCACGGAATTTACTATGCATGTCCTAGCTACCCTCCTGATGTGCTTAAAGAGATAGTAGAGGGGGTGAAGCATTTTGAAGAGGATTTAAAAACACAGGACCTCGATCCATTTGTCCGTTTCATTTATGAACGTTTCTTTACAGGTGAGCTATGAAACCTTGGATATATACTGTAGCTGTTTTCCTAATGAGCTGTGGCGGTGAATATGATAAACCAGATTCTCATGAGGGTAGAATTCATATGATACTTGACAGGCTAGAAGCAAATGACGAATTCATTGTACGCATGTTAATGAATTATACCCCCGTGGAAATGCGTAGTGTAGACGTGGATAAGGATGAAGATAAAGACGTGTTGACACTTGTGGGGTCCCCTGGAGTGTTACCTAGCCCTGGAACAATTAGTGTGTATTTAACAGATACCGCAGATAACGGGTTTGGTACGGCTGACAGAATAAGAGTAGGCAGAGATATTGAAGGCTACCTTGTATTAGAGGACTGGAAAGACCCTGGTCAACTTGTGCTAGACACCATTGATACTATGTATAGACGCATCGTTGATTTAGGTGCCGACGTCATACTATATAATGATCAATCAATGGATATTCTAGAAAAACGAAAGTTAGATGCAGATGGTTTAAAACAGAGAAATATAGATAAGGAAATAGACATTCTTATTAAGAGTAAAAAATGACTTACTATAATAAAGACCCAAGTGAAGTGCCTAGCGTATGGATTAGTGGTGAGGAAATCTCGGGTAAGTTCGAATCCCTTGATAGCCTTATTGAAGCACTTACCCGAAGGCTTGAGGACATAGAAGACCGTATTAATAAAATTGAAGAAGTGTTTAAGATCTTTAAACCCTCTCGACTTAGTACCAAGGAGGATATAAAGATGATAACAAAAGAGGAGTTGGAAGCAATCAGGAATATAGCGTACCAAAGTCAAAATGGTGATGATGATTAATTAGGTAGGAAAACGAATATGGATTTTGTTATAGCACTTGTGGTTATGTCAATTGTCATGGCTGTGTCTTCTTACGCAGCTATTAAGAACTCCCGCCGGGCGCGTCAGGCACAAAGGGATTTAATTAAGTGAGAGCTGGACAGATGAAGAATAGTAAATTAAGGAGTCACCACTTAAACATGTTTAAATCTAGTCTAGAAGAGTCTGGAGTTATCCAGGATATTTTAGAGTCCCGGGGTGCCGAGACTTGGGACGATCAAACGTCAGAGTTTATGGGTGCAAAAGATTTTATTATGGAGTGTTTAGAGTCGGCTTATTTATCGGGTGTAGAGGACGGCAAAATTCAAGCGTATGAAGAGATAGCCACAGCCATAAACGGTGAGCTAGAACAGAAAACAAGTACGAAGTTTGTTTTAGGTTGGGTCCCTAGATACGAAAGACCCTAGTGCGAGTTTTTCACTAGGGTCTTTCGTACATCTCTACATTCGCGCTACGTAAGTTGATGGGCAGACTATAGTTTGCCACCTTAAGAAAGTCAATTAATATTTCTTGAAAGGAAAATATGGACGAGTTTCAGGAATTCTGTGAAAAATTGGGGCTGGATAATGTTGGTGTCAGTCTTCGTATTGTCTGTGAAGCTATGACGAACACAATGAACGATGACTCAGCTCTTGCAGAGGCTAAAGCTATTCGGGAATCTCTTTATAAGAATGTCACTAATATCATTTCAACACGTGACTCTAAGAACATAAAGTGGGTTAAACTCCTATTCTTAATATGTGCCATGTTAGATCTAAGTGTCTCTGTTATAGGACTCCTAACGTCATTGAACATGTATCGTACTACTGATAGCGCTGAGGAAAAGAAAATGAGTCCAACTGCTTTTTTCCTGTTCATGATTCAGTTCCTATATAAAGAAATAATTAAAATAGACAAGATGGGTGCTAGCAAAATGCATTTGCTACTACCAAAGTTTATGAAACTAGATGGCTGGAGTATAAATACGAACCAGCAAGTAAACTAAGCAGAAAGTGAACGTAGAAGCTAAGGAGAGTAGAGAAAAAATGTCTGTTAACAACATGAAAAACATTGTAGACCGCGAGCTGAATTCCACCTTGAATAAGGTTGCCAAGGAAATTGTTCACTTGACAGAAGAGGTAATTGACAGGCTTAATATTCATCCAGCTACCGAAACAAAGATTAGAAATGAACTAAGTGATTTAACCGCTGGTGTTGGTGATAGGTTTTTGTTGGCACAAAGAAATATAAACTCGCTTATTCATGAGGACGTTAAAAGCAAACCTAAACCCATTGTACGAGAGGTTGAATGGTGACACCCGAAGATCGCGAGACGCATGTAAGGGCAGTTTTTGAGCAATTCGTTTTACCTGTTCTAGAAGCCAAAGGAAATGACTACGCTGGTGATAACGATGTCAACAGCAATTTCCGTATCGTGGCAGAAAGACTAAAAAGGAAAAAAAGGAATATTGACAAGTATGACGTATGGGCGGTGCTTTTCGAAAAGCACTTGATGGCTATTGAAACATGGTTGCGAGATAGGGAGGTAAAGAGTGAACCGATACATATGAGGATCGTCGATGCAATTAACTATTTAATTATTCTTTGGTCTATGGCATCCGAGGAAGGTCTAATGCCAAAAGCTCAGGACTATAGTTCATCCCTTATCTCTACAGGGACCACGTAAACGCAAACGTCCCCTGATCCCACCCAATGACAGACGTCTATAACCTCCCAACTAAAGTAATCTTTTATATCGTTTGGAAACCAGATTATTTCTTCAACCCTTGGGATGGTATAAAGATCATGCATGGCCAAATGTTCATCATAGGTATCTTCCCGCCCATCCCTAAATTGAACGTTTATTTTCCTAGCTTCCATTGTACTTACTCCTTATTTATATGGTCTTTTAGAGGTACATGTCAAACTTCTAGCAAAGGTGTGAATTTCTTTTGAAGTGTAATCACGCAGCCAATGTGCATGTCCTAGCATGTGGAAATGAAAAGCCGCCCTAGCAGTGTGAATTTCTTCATAAGATCTCACAAGCTTTGGCCAAATGTTTTCCATGTCTTTTAACCGTCTTCTGTATCTATAATCCCCAAACCTCATTAAAACATGGTTTTGTAGTAGTTCTTTCATTGCTTCAAACGCCTCTAGAATTATCATATTGTACCTCTTGGTGATTAAATTTACAGTAGCGTTTAGATATTACTATATGCTATATGAAAGTATGTCAACACCCGGAGTTTTTATGGCATATCATGTTACACCGAAACCCCTTAAGTTGTATGAAATTGAATGCCCAAATTGTTCACGATGCCACAGGTTTTCAGAAAATGAAAATGGGGACCGTGAGGTAATAGTGTCAGAGCGGGTTGAAAGAAGGTTCAGGGGTGACGCCGCGTCTGTTTGGGGCAGGTCGATTAGAGTTATAGGCGGTGGTTTGCGAATTGATTGCAATTGTGGGGCCGAAATAACCGTGGGAAAAGTAAACGATCAAAAATGAGTTAGACATGAAAAAGATATTAATGGCTATTGCCCTAGTTGGTTGTGCCTCATTAAGTCCAATAGACGACGAGGACGATCCAGAACTTTACCCAGTTTGTAAAATGGTATGTGAAAGAAAATACCATAATGTTTATGGCATTCAGTATAGACGTATAAAAAAGGATTTGGTGTTCTGCAAGTGCCTTAGACCAAATGGCGATAAAGTTATTTACACAAACATAGACCAATCAGAGGTAGAAACGAACGTGGAAGTTGAGTTAGTACCATAAGGAGTATTGAAAGTATGTCAGCAGAAAAAGTTGAATTTGATGGGTGCAAGGCTATTTACGATACAGGGAGGGCTTTGCGAGTTATTATTGATGGTAAGAAATACTGGATACCTCATTCACAGATACATGATGATAGCGAGGTATTTGACGATAATGATAACGCTGAAGGTAAACTAGTTATAACTGAATTCATAGCTCATTTGAAAGGGATGATTTAAAATGCCGCAAAAACAAAAGCTGTTTGAAGAGTTACTTGAAGATATCTGTTTAGTACTTTCTAGCCATGGTATTAAGACGTCTGGGGATAAAACAAAATTACCTAATGAGTTGTTAGAGTTGTTTGTCCCTGTAATAGACTGTATGGAGCAGAGGTATGTTGAAGTCATAAGCCAAACCGCCACAGGTGATAAACTTGTCAGCGCGTTACTTGGCCTGTGGAACTCGAATGAGATCCACTTAAAGAACCGACAAACTGCAAACATTAAATTTAATGAAGGTATTTATGAATATGCAACTGAGCATTCGGATGCCTGGAGCAGATCAAAAGCATATTTAGATAACATAAATGAAATACATTCGGCAGATGCGTTGGACACTAGAATGAATTTTCTTAAGTGGGCAATGACGCATTTCCCCGGTAAGGTTGCTGCGCCTGAAATCGCAGATCTTATTACAAAGACTACTAGTAAGGAAATAAGTGAGCCATGAACCCTGAAATAGCAGAACGAATCAAGGGAAGATTAGAGGACGCATATAGAGATGAGATAACCGCTTTACAGAAAAAGCTAAAGGAGGTTCTGTCACTGTTTTATCTCGTATTGGGTGATCGTGCTGAAGTAAGAGTACCATTTGAGATTGTTGCTGGTTTAAATTATAAAAAAAGTGTGATTGAAATCGCACTGGACAATAGAAGTATGGAATATGTGATTACTGCTGGTGTCGTAACTGATGAGGAGCTTAATGAAATTAACAGAGAATCAGCAGAAAGTGTTGAAGTATGTTAAGGAGCATTCTGAAGGTGTCACGGCTTATGACGCACGATGGTTATTTGAGGGGGACGTTCAATCCGCACGCAGTGTCCTACATCAGCTTGCTAATAAGAAGCAAATCAAAAAACGGGTAGTACGACAGCCGCGAGTATGCTTAGGTGGTGATGTTTCTAGAATGAAAATAGCGATCTTTTACCCGCTTGTTGTTTTCTGTTAATCCTCACGAAATTGAGACATAATGAGTTTATGTCTAACACTCAAATTGTGGCAAACCTTATAGTAAAAACTGTTCGGGAAGCCATGGCTTTGAAATCTGTACAAATATACAGGTTCGAGGTGGATTACCTTAGAGATCATGTTCCCTTTATTATTACTGGTTGTGCCCTCTTGGTGGCTCAGCGATATTATGAGAGCATTGGTTGGACTGTGTATCGTGAGGGACACGAGCATATTTGGTTTATTCAAAAGGGAATAGACGTTGCTGACATTAAATCAACAAAAGAAAAGCATATAGCGATTGATTTATGGATAAACCAATGATCAAGTTGCATGAGGCTTTATCTGTTTCTAGAACGCAGAATATTATTTGGGTCCTATCACATTATAAAAACACGTTACATCTGTTTAGTGATGAGTCGCTTCTATCGTTATATACAGAAGTAGCGACGACGTTAAAAAAAGCCCGTGACTTATTAGCGCGAAAAGATGAAGGTGTTGTGGGGAATGGATTAGGCGATATTATCGATGGTGACTTAGAAAAAATTATTATGCTATGTAGTACGATCTTAACCTCTGTAAAAAGAAATTTAAATATCGATGATGAAATGGTTCTTGTAGAAAATAAGTATTAAAAATTTTTTTGTGTTGCAATTAACTTAGATCATGTGGTTATATCCCCCTTTCTGTGTTGTGTTAAGTTCTCTTCCTGGGTGGTTGTTTTTGACGGCCCCCAGGAAGGAACAGCTCTTTTGGAAGGTTTGATTGTTGAAGCGGCGCTATCCTACCATTGAACACCTGGATTGCAAGTAGTTTCTCAAGTTTTTACTTTGAGAATATAAGTGTAATTCGACAAACAATCGTTTGATGAAGAGTACGTATCCGTCTAAACTGAATTCTGAAATACTAATCACAACCCACTCTACATAGGGTTTTGAAGTAGGTGACTTTGCGGGGTTTGCAAAGTCACTTTTTTAATCTGCGGATCATCCCGTTTTTTGCGACAAATAACGAGTTAGTTTATTCTGAAGTAAATGAAATCTATTGCTGAGGTTCCTAGTTTGTCAAACATTCTAGAAGTAGTTGAGGCTATTAATGATACCGCGGAATCGATTTTAGGTGACCCGATTATTTTGATAAAATATGACGGGAGCTTTGTGGATATTATTATCCCAGAAAAGCTCTTATGGGATAGCACAGACGAACGGTACAGAAAATTGACGTGCCAACGTAAAAAGATGGCGTATCTAAAGGCGCATTTGACCGCTCGGATTTATACATTTGCACTGGAGTTAATTAGAGCAGTTTGTTTGGCAGAGAAGTGCTGATTGATCGTTTTCTGTAGGTTGCTAGCATAATAACGCACGCGTCCAAAATAAAAATAGTTTTAGAGACACCCAAAGCAGCGCATTGTTCCCGCATTACTTTAAACGTAACTTTTGGAATCCGTAACGTCACCATCTTTCGGTTACTCATTAGTTCGCTGGCATTTAGTTTTATTCGAGTCGGTTTTCTACCTTCGAATTTCCTTTGAATTGCTTCTAGTAACCAGGAGTTCCTGCTCATTTTGTAATGCTTTGCATGTCTTACTATCCTGTCCAGAAATGTCTGACCTATCTTTAGCTGCATAGCTACGTGTTCATTAATTGGAATGTCCTGTACATCCCTATGGTCACGTACCGAAAAATATTGATCTCGAGTGTCGTTAAACATAGCTCTCCACCTTGACATATATTTATATAGCATGGTTAACATGAAATACGTTTTAGTAGCAAATGAAACTATAGAATGATGAGGACTATCGGAGTATACTGATATGGCATATACTTATGTTACAAAGTTGAACACTGAAAGAGCTATTAAAGAATTTTGCGATTGTCTTTTGCAGTTAAAGGACCTAGCACCTAAGTCACTGTCTTATACGATTGCTGTTACAGCACATAGAAATACGACTACGCGAGAGCTAAAACATGGTAGAACAAAAGAGGCGGAAGAATGCATCAAAAGATCCTTCGATAACTTTGAGCGGAAAAATAATAAAGCACTCTGATGGGACTACAGGATTTACATTTGGCGAAGTAGAAATCAAGGCGTTACCAAATACCAGACTCTACACTATTTGTCACGAGCTTAAGACAGAGTTTCCAGACCTTATCATGCGTCGAAAGATTACTTGTTGGCGTAGTAAAATTTTGCATTATGTCGTAGCTGTCATAACATTTGGCGGCAACCGTAGGTATTTAAATAGCTTTACAACAGTAATTGGACAAACGATTTATTGGCCCGAGTCAAAATGGCGAGCAATCCAGAATTGCCCACATGAGCAAGGGGCAAATAGTATCTGGAAAACATTGATGCATGAACGTGAGCATTTACGGGATGCAGCAAGATTAGGATTGTTTTGGTTTGGGTTGCTTTATTTCTGTGTTTATTTTCCGATCGGTTTAGCATGGTATAGGGCAAAATTTGAACGGAAAGGTTATTTAAAAACGTTACAATGTTGGTACGAGTTGGATCGAACGTGGGCACTAAGCGCAGAGGCAAAAAAATGGTGGATCGGCCAATTCATTGGACCGAACTACGGCTGGGCGTGGCCTTTCAGAAAGATGGTAACGGGGTGGTACGACCAAGAATTGTCTCGGCTAAAAAGTCAGGAGACCTTGGCGACGAAACTTTAATGTCTTGGGAGGAGTTGGCTGAAAGCCTGGCGTCAATGGGGTATGATACTGCCGAGCAGTGCCTTAAGGATTTGAATGTTCGTTTCAAGCACGACGTTAAATTAATGGAGCTAGCAAATGAGCTTGACAGAATAGCTGGACAGTTTGACTCTGCTAACTCCACACTTAAGTTATTAGCTCATGAGCTTTATAAAATACTGAGCGATATGAAATCTAATTAAGGTTGCCGCTATATGCTATCCGTATCAGAAAGTGATGTTAAGAAACTCGGTAAGAAACGAGCTAATCGACATGACCTTGTAGCCAAATATGAGGAAGTCAAAGAGGCCCGGTTTGAGATGATTCGGGAACTCGTTGTGGTGTATGACCGTGTTGATATATTGGCAGACCATGTGCTTTATAAAGACGGTGACCCCTGCATGTGGTTTCATAAAGAAATGATTGACTTCCAACATGCTTATGAGGAGGGCATTATACTGGGGTTTCGTGGTGCCCGTAAATCCTCCTACTGCACAATTGCCTGGATTATCTATTTAATACTAAAAGATCCAAACGTCAGAGTTTTAATCGCCTCTGAAGCGGCTGATCAAGCAAGAACGCTAATGAGAGGTGTTAAAAGTCAGTTTGAAAGAAATGACCTTTTAAGATCACTATTCGGTGACTATTTCTCTGAAGCCGCCAAATGGACAGATAACGAAATCATTGTCTCAAAAAGAACTAGCTACGCCATTGAAAGTACTGTGACGTGTGCTGGAATAGAGACCCGTCTTCCAGGAAGGCATTTTGATTATATTATTGCTGACGATTTGGTAACCGAGGAAAACAGTGCTACTGAGGGGCAGAGGGCAAAGGTAAAAACGTATTTTTATAAAACCTTGATGCCCTGCTTAGAGACTGATGGGAAGCTCCATGTAATTGGGACTAGATGGCATGAGGAAGACTTGTACGGTTGGCTTATTAAAGAGGACTACAAGGAATCAAACCTTGTCATTCCCGTTCTAGACGAGGAGACAGAGCAAAGCATTTGGGAAGAAAAATTTCCAACTAAAAGAATGCATCGTATTAGACGTGGAAGCCTCGCTGCGTTTGAATTGCAATGGATGTGTCGAAGTAGTGCTGGGACGGGTGGTATATTTGTTGAGAGTCATTTTTTGTACTATGATGACCTGCCACCGAATCATTTTAAGTGGCAAGGCGTTGACCTGGCAGCCGGGCAAAAAGCCAGAAATGATTTCTTTGCTCACGTTACCGTAGCTATTGAAAAAACGACTCGGGAAATTTACTTGGTAAAGTACCACGAAGAAAAAATACCCTTCCCAAAGCAAGTAAGGTTTATTGATGCTCGCTTTCGAGAGTTCCCGGATTCTGTTAGAGTAGGAGTTGAGGCGAATGCTTATCAGATTGTCATGACGCAACAATTAAGGGAAATGTACCCAGATATTCCAACAGTCCCCGTTTACACATTGAAAGATAAGGTAGCTCGAGCAAATCAGTTATCACAAATGGCGTCACTTAAACCAATCCGTATTAGGAGACAACACCACAAGTTTCTGCGTCGAATGTGCGGATTTCCGAACGGTCCAAAAGACATGTTTGACGCATTTGATATTGCCTGCAGTTTAGCAACCCGGGGCGTTAAACGTAAACGTAGAAGTGAACCCGGCTTGATTTGAATTAAATAATTATGATACCCTGTGCTACAAGCAACTAAAAACAGATAAGGAAAACCCTATATATAAGGAGAATCAGCATGTCAAGTACAGTAGGTTCGAGAATTGTCACCGGAACGATCATTGCCACAAATGCAGTCCTGACGATTGAAACGTTAGAGTTCACCCCCAAACGTGTTGTGATAGAAAATCACAGCAACAACTGTAAGGCCGAATGGAATAATCAGATGGCTGATGCGTCGGTTGTGAAGACCATTGAGGCTGGTACACGAAGTCTGGTTGCCGCCGCTGGTATTACACCAGTGTCAGGAACAACCAAAGGTTTCTCAATTGGTGCCTTGGCAGATATTAACGACACAACCACTGAATCTTTAAAGTGGGTTGCTTACGAATAATCAAATTTTAAACGTTCAGTATTTAAAAAAGGATGAATCATGTCTCAAATAGATGCTAATTTTGGCTCAGGTGGGGCCAACCTGACAGAAAAAGGTCATGGATCCCCAGCATTAGCAACGGCTTTAAGAGACGTTGCAACGGACCTAGCAAACCTTAGAGCTGCATTTGTTGCATTGACAGCAAAGATTGATGCGGATGCTACTGACACTGGCGGTGACGATGATTATGCCTATACAGTAGACCCACCCGCGTTATTAACCACGCAGGGTTAATCAATTACTTGATAAGATGATAGGGCGGCAGTTAGTCTGCCCTAAAGGGGCGGCTACTTATGTCCACAAGCCAAGATTCTAGTGTTCTTAAGTTGGAAGGAATCGATAGTAAGGGAAACAAGCGCAATGTGATATTACGTTCTCGCATCATTGACCCCATTACAAAAAGCGATAATCCAGCCTCTAGAGCAGACGAAGTAGATCCCTTCAAAAGTAACATATTCAGTAGTAAAAAGATTATTTCACCTAAGTACCCGTTGGAAAAACTCATCTCTTTAAAAGAGGAGAGCACGGAGTTAGGACAGGCAATTGACACGATGGTGACTAACACCGCCGGGTTTGGTTATCAATTAAAAGAACGTGTGTTGCCAGAAAATGATCGTTCAAAATTCGAAGATGAAATTGTCAGGGAAAAGGCAATGTTGAAAGCTTTCCTTGACACCATACATCCAAAGTATTCTTTCAGCATGCTTCGAAAGCGTGTGAAAAATGATCAGCATAGTTGCGGTAATGGTTATTTTGAATTGATTGATAATAAGAGGGGGGACTTAGTAGGCGTAAATCATGTTCAGGGGCATTTAGTCCGATTGACTGAGCTGGATAAGGAGCCTGTCCGTGTGGTTGTCCCCCGGGTGCGTGCAGATCGTAATTACACAATTGAAAAGGTGCCAATGTATCACCGTTTCAGGAAATACGTGATGCTTCGGCACAACAGGCCAACTTGGTTTAAAGAGGCTGGGGATCCCCGCACCATGGATAAAACAACAGGTGGATATAATGAAGGTGTGAAATTCGAAAACCAGTCTACTAGCTTACTTCACTTCACTGTTTACAGCGCAACCTCGCCTTATGGTATCCCGGAATGGATTGGTAATTTATTTTCTATTTATGGCAGTAGGGAAGCTGAGGAAATAAATTATGCAACCCTTCATAATAACGCTATCCCTTCCATGTTTGTGATTGTTGAAAATGGGTCATTAACAGAGGCATCAATCCAAAGGCTCCAAGAATGGACAGAGCAGCAAATTCAAAAATCGCTTAACCGTTCAAAGTTCATGTTGCTTGAGGGGGAGTCATTAGAGGAGGCAGCACCGTCACCGACGAGTTTTAAAATAAGAGTCGAACCTTTAAAACAGCTTCAACAAGAGGATCAACTTTTTCAAAAGTATGATCAGAATAACCGCGATAAAGTGAGGCAGGCATTTAGGCTGCCACCTATATTCGTGGGACGTTCTGATGAATATTCTCGGGCGGTAGCTGATACTTCAAGAGACATTGCCGACGAGCAGGTGTTTGCACCTGAGCGGGACGATGATGACTTTTTAATTAATCGCTTCATTATTCAGCGCTGGAATGCCCGGTTTCACGTGCTTAAATCGAACCATCCAAACATTACGGATGACATTGAGCTGATTCGATTAATGGCTATTGCCGAAAGGTCAGGTGCTATGTCACCTAGAAGGGCGGATAGAA